TAAACTACTGGGCGTTATAACATTTGGACAGGTGAGTGGAAGATTGGTTGCTCAAAGTATATTTGAAGGTGGTACACAATATAACACATTTGAATTTCTAAGAATGTGTGTGCTTGATGATTGTGATTGTCCTAGAACCTATTTTATGTCAAAGTCTATTAGTATATTAAGACAACATTTTCCCAAAATTAAATGCCTTGTATCATTTGCAGACCAAACGGAAGGTCATAAGGGTGTAGTATATCAAGCTGGTAGCTGGTTATATTGTGGTATGACCAAACCAAAGTACCATTACATGAAAGATGGTAAACGATATAATAAAAGATTGATATGGGATTATTCAAGAAAAGTAAAAATGGGTGAAACAGAATATTATAAAGCACATGGATATGAAAAGATAACTGAACAACCTAAATTTCGATATATAATGCCTCTGCGTAAAGTAAAATTAAAATTAAAAGTACTGAAGTATGTCTAGAGTTTATACAACTGCTTCGCTACTCTTACTGGTATATATGATATAGTTATTGGTAGCCAACCCAACCCCCAAGAAATCCACATAACTTGAGTCATTTGCCTACCGTACCAATTATCGTGTACTATAACTGTGGCAGCTGCACCTTGGGTATATTTCTTGCCTTCTGGTGAATCATACTTTCTGGTTATATGTCCTGTACCTACTTCATCCTGATATATAGCATGTAACAATTCATGTGACATTGGCATAGCATTACTGCGTATAATGAATGGATTTCTGGTGTCATTTAAAAATAGATACATTTCATGTTTACCTGTAACTCCCCACGCTATGCCTGTAGATGTTTCTACTTTTAGGTGTTCAAAAAAATGGATAAACTCAACTGCTTGATCTACTGACATTATATGAACATTCCAGTGTGCCTTAAAGTATTGCCAATACTTGTAATCTGAATTAAGTATAATTGTTCTACGAATAATTTTATAATAATCTTGTATATTAATATTCTTTGTATGCCATGTTATAGCCATTATAATTCACTCTCTAATATTTTAGCTTTATCTTTTTTCCATTTATAATCTTTTTTGAACCTTTCTCTAGGCATTTTAATCTAATCCTAATTCTTTATTCAATTCTTCAGTGGTATAACCACCCCTTTTTTTCCTTTTTAGATATTTATTAAATTGTTTAAGACCTATTTCCATACAAATTACCCATATATCTCATATTTAAGTATTAACCACATTTAGGGCATAAGTGAACACTTTTATCTATGTTATAGTTTACTCCTTTACCATTGATACTCCCCACCATCCATAAATCTTTACCATCTACATACCCTGTATGCCAAGGATATTCTGAATTATCACTACCATGTGCATTAGACCAAGTAGATAGTTTAGTTACAAATCCTTTATTATTATCTATACACCACTGTTCTATTTTATTAATCTCTTCTTCAATGGCTTCTCGATCAGGATCATCATAATCCATATCTTCTCTACGTTCTCTTAATTCAGCTAGTTTACCCAATAAATTTCATTGAGTCTTTCCCACATTTATACTTTCTCTTCATCTCTTCATGTTCAAATTTTTCCCCAAAATCCATGTCAGCATGTGCTAACTCATGCCACATAGTAGTACAACCATAATCACTAGGCGTATGTGAATATTCTTCTGCCATATATATTAAATTATGTGAACCAAAATCAATATGAAATCCTTTTAGAAACCAGCCCTCTTGTATTGGTTCCCATCCATATATATCATCAAAATCTGCACGAACAATATCTAACATTTCACTGGGCATAATTACTATAATCCCACAATTATCCCAATCTGAAGCGGTACAAAATGTAGAGATTATCATCAAGAATACTACGTCTAACACAAATTATTTGCATAATGATTGTATATAATGTTTATCCAATCTTCTTGTATCTTTCCAAGTCGTTGTCATAAGTAAGAAGCCCACTGTCCTCTAAATTCTTAAATGCTGTGGGTGCTGTTAATGCATTGAACCCTTCCTTTGCTCCTAGTTTCTCTATGAACTCATGTTTATCAACAGTGTTATCAAATTCAGGATCACAACATTCTCCCCAAGTTTCTAATATAGTGGCTTTTATCTTATCTTTAGTCTTTACCATCGTATCCTTAACTTCTCCCTTTTCCAAATCCATTTTCATACTCTTATATGATTCTTTGATTATATTTTCTACAATATTAAAATCATCATCCGTTACTTCTTCTCTCAAATGTGCTTTGGCACTTGCTGTTAATAGTCTATATAATCCATGATATTGTCTAAGTCCAATCGGTACTCCCGATTTTACATTGAGTGGTCGCATCTTCTTGTGCAATTCATCCACCTTGTCCATCATTTCACTGGGGATTCTTGCGTTAAGTGTTCTGATATATACAAAGTAACGCTGTAGTTCTTCAACAGACATATACTGTGCCTTTCTGCTTTCATAACTTCTGATAAACTTTCTAATGATTGCATCTGTTTCAGGGCTGTTCTCATCAACAAGTAACCATAACACATCAAATCTCGATATAAATGGTGCTTCCATATCAAAGTTGTCCATAACAAGGGGGTACTTTGGGTTAAACTTACCCCCTTTTGGATTGCCAGCTACGAGTAATGGACATACAGCTGGTAATTTCATACCACCTTTACTTCCAGCTTTGGCTTGTGAAGTTGTTTGGTTTTCCATAACTTCTAAACAAGAATCGTGATCTTTCTTTTCCATTTTATCTATCTCATCAATTATACATGGTCGCCCTGTATGTTGTGGAAAGAACCCTGCTTCTGGTATCATAGTACCGTTATATAATTTCACCATCGCAATAGTTAGCCCTGCACCTGTTACGTTTCTACCTACAGTATGACCAGATCCGGGCAATAACTTATACATTTTTAAAAGTAATTCTGTTTTACCCAACTGTGCATCTCCTAATATAGCACAATGAATAAGGTCACGTTTACCATTTAGGCTGTTACCACCACACGCCCATAAGATTAATGATTGTATAATCATTGGATTCATGTATATATCAGGTACTATAGATTCTGTAACTCTCTGAAATATATTCACCTGTTTCCATCTTCCTAATTCTTCTTCTGTAGGCATACACCCTTGATTATGTTCCAAGTCGTTCATGTCTATTATTTGAAATACAATATCATTATATGCATTTCCTTTTTTATGTCTGCTCCTAAGTTTTGCAATTACTGTTTTCCTATCTCCAATATATGCTTCCCCCACATCCTCATCAATAATCTCAGCCTCAAATTGAATAGGGCTACTGTTCCTAGCATCTTCCAAGAACTCCTGTATTCTTAATTGTTGTATATATGCTGTGGTCTTTGTTGCATCATCAATATCAAAATTTCTCTTGTGTTTGGTACAAAATGGTATGGGTAATATATGATTATCATCACAAAATACTTTCACTGATTCCTGACATATTGGACACTCACATTCTGCTTCAACGGTGTAAGTCATACGTTCTCCAACTGCTATGATCATACAGTTAAACTCTACTGGTTTGTTCTCAAACTGTGGAGTTATCTCTTGCATAGTCATTCTCTGTGATTTACCACTAAGTTGTTCTATTACAGTTCTAGCATCTTCTATATGTTTGACCATGCTTCTACTTTCTGCTTTGGTTGCCTGTGATATAATTAGTTGCAATTCTGCTTGTCCTAACGGTGGTTGGTGTTTTTGATTTAATATATCAATCTCATGGTCTAATGCATCACCATACAATCCCTTATCTCTGATTAGATAACATGCATACTTGAAGGTACTATCATTTCTACCACCTTCTTTTATTCCTTCCATTATCTCTTCTATTGGTTTGGTTTCAACATTGAACCCCATTTTTACCAAGTGTCCTTTAAGTTCCTGTATTCCTATTCCCTTGATTGCCAAGTCGTTTATACATTCATATATACTTCCGTTAGGGTGTGTGCTACTGGGTGCTAATACATATCCCCCTTGTGACTTTATATCAATATGCCTTCCCCGTTTATCATCCATTTTTCTATTTGGTGGTGGAAAACCTGTGTAATGAAAATATAAGTGATAACCTTTACCTGTCTTAACTGTATATGTTTCTTTTAATTCCTGTGGTAGTTCATCATATAATGACTTATCATCCAAATCAACTACAAATACATCACCACTAGTACCACCACATATAACTGCTAAGTTACAACTACTTGGAAATGAACCAGTATATTTTTCATGTTGAAACTGCTTCCAGTTAAGTCCACCAATAGGCTCTTTGCTCTTTGGCTTTAATGGAATTAGATTAAATCCTAATTTCTTTAACGCATCTATTTCTGACATTTCCTTATCAACTTGTTATTAATATCGCATATAAGTGTACTGATTTCTAACAGTTCTTGTTTACTAGCTTTGTTGATAAACTTCTTCCATTCATCTTTGCTTGCTAATAATTGTACTTCATCATTTGCCTTCAATATATATTCCTTTACAGCCTTACCAATCATTCCCGCAAAAGATTTATCATTTGCTTCTGCAATTACTTTTAGTTGATCGAAGAACTCTACAAAGTCCTTACCTACATACAGATTAATTACCAAGTCTCTCATCAATCCTCTTATTAACTTCATCAAACACACTTGTTTTTATATCATAGGTTTCTATGGCTGTAAATGGTACTCCCGCATGAAGATAATCTTCATTTCTTTTTTCAGTATCACAAAACTTACTTATGTGTATTGTACCATCAATTTCCATCACTAACATAAGTTTGCCAGTTTTTTTATCTATTAATATAACATCAGGATTTCTAATTTTATAATTAGGTGATTCTAATGCGTGG